ATGATGAATTACCATTCTAAAATGTATGGAAACTGTAAAATCTGTTACCATGTTACCGCCGTTACCACGAAAACACGTATAAAAAAATAAAAACGTGTGTCGCGTGAAAAAATCACACAACACACTCTCGCGCATGGAAAAACGTGAAAACGTGGTAACAGTGGTAACAAAGACTTGACAATACCCCGTAGACCCTTGATTTATAAGGCTCTAGGCCCGTTACCACTTTTTGAAAATCCGTGGTAACACGTGGTAACAGGTGGTAACAACACGAAATGTAAAATACACAACACGGAAGGGTGATACCAGATGTTTTGCATGATCGGAATTAGGAACTGCACGTTGGACAGACACTCGACAAGAACGCCGGGGCATTGCGCTCGATGCGGATTCAACCTGGACGAGTACAATCGCAGGATAGCAGACCTCCGTGCGGTGGGGTTGGAACGCATCGGTAAGGACAGATTCGGCGCATACGTCTGGGGCTACAAGGTGAAGCACGGCCCGGAACGGATGAAGCGGTACGAACAGTCAGAACAGGACAGAAAGGAGGTAGCCCATGACGGAGCCTGACATCTACGATCTGGCGGCACAGGCCGAACAGAGCCGTACCGATACAGACAAAAAAACCGACCCGGATAAGACCGAGCCGGAAGTAACCGAACCGAGCGAGACTGACCCTGACGAGGTAGAGATGCACATGACCTACCCGCAGTTGCGGACGGCAGCGTACAACGGCGAATTTCCAAACGAGAAGTACCCAATGCCGGACAGAATCTTCTTTTGGGCGCTGCGTGATATGTACCAGCGATTCAAGGCCGGGAAGATCACCAAGGAACAGGGCGACTCCGAACGGAAAACAGCAGAAAAGCTATATCGGAGAGACAGAGCCAAATACGAAATGTACACTTCTACGGTGCAGAACATCACTTCGTTCTGGAAACGGGTAGAGGCAGCGGCTTCCGACTACGCCAAGAGCGACGGTAGAACACCAGAGGCCGATGCGCTGTTTGAAGCCGTGTACAATGCCATTCCGAAGGGATAAGGATATATTGTCCCATTCGGTGAAGAACTACAATACTACAATACTCCCCCAAATAAGTATAGACCAATACGGAGCGGTTGTCAAGCACAAATAAGGAGCTGAAGTAAAATGACCAATACGGAAAAATCCAGAATCCGAAGGGAACGCTATCCAGAACGTGTAAGAGCTTATCTGAACGAATGGCGTAGTGCCAACAAGGACAAGGTTAAAGAATACAATCGACGATACAATGAGCGCAGGAAAGCAAAGCAGAAGGTAGGAGATGCGGAAAATGGGGTCTGACAGGAAAGAGTACCTTCGGAATTACTACCAAACGCACAAAGAGAAGTACAGAGAGACAGCAAGGCGTTGGAGAAAAAACAACCCGGAAAAGGTAAAGGAAACGAACCGCATCCAGTACGAACGCCGAAAGGCGCTCCGTCAGGAACAGAAGGGGAGTGGGGAAGATGGCTGAACCGTCAAGCATCACCGTGAACGTAAATGTCCAACTCAGCGTGTCAAAGCACAGCGCCGAAACCTGTCTGCGTATCGTTGAACTCTGGTTGAATGGCGGGAGAAATCGTATACTTGTGCCGAAGAAAAACACGAAAAGCGGGGAGATTTCCTTTGAGTTGCAAGAAGTGGACGAGCAGTTCAATCCGGCAAAACACATTTTCGACACGATCAGCAAGTACAGAGAAGGGGAGGGAAGTCATGCTGAGTGATGAAGAAAAGCGGCTGAAATGGAATGCGTATATGAGGGAGTACAAGGCCAGAAAGAGAGCAGAGGAAAAGGAAACAAAAACAGAAACTCCAAAAGCGGAACAGTCCGAGCCGGAACAGTTGAGCCTTGTACCGCAGGAACAGCAGGACATAGCGGAACAGGTCGTGAAGAAGAAAACAAGAGGGATGAAACCTGCAAGCATGGAGGCGAACTTCAAAGGCGACAAGTCCGAGATCAGCCGCGCCATTATCAACGCAACAAGGTATATCAAGGCCGAACCGTGCAAGAGCGATGAAGAAGTTGCCGAGCGAATCAACGAATACTTTGCAGAGTGCGCTGCGGAAGGAATGATTCCGAAATGGGAAACCCTGTCTCTTGCTCTTGGCGTAACACGTAAGATTACGTGGCAGTGGGCGAACGGTCACGCAGGAAGTCCCGTCCGTCAGAGGATGCTTGCACGGGCAAAGGAAATCCTGGCTGCGGTGGATGCAGAACTTGTCCAGACGGGAAAAGTAAATCCTGTTGTGTACATCTTCCGCGCTAAGAATTTCTATGACATGAAAGACCAGCAAGACGTTGTTGTTACGCCGAATCAGCCGCTTGGCGAACAGCAGACCACGGAACAGCTTGAAGAGAAATACACAACTCTGATCGAGTTGGATGACGATGAATAACTATGCAGAAGGAGCGTGAAGATAGTGTTTGACGATAATTCCTGCTGTCTGCAATGCGTTCACTATCACTACATCCCGGCGAAGACGTATGGGCCTCCCGAAGATTGCTACCCTTCGGAGGATTGGTGCGACGAGGACAGCGACAACTACGGAACCCTTGACGGGTGCAGACATTACCAATGGAACGGAGAGGACTAAAACGTGAGCGGTGGAAGCCTAAACTACTTCTACTCCGAACTGCAAGACCATGTTGGTGACTTCGGAGACAGAGAACTGGACGAGCTGGTTAATGATCTCGCAGAACTGTTCCATGACCGTGAATGGTATCTGTCCAGTGATACCGGGGTTGGACAGTGGAACGAAGCCAGGGACGCTTTCAAGGCCAAGTGGTTTACCGAACACGGCAGACAGGAGCGGATTGAAAAGTACCTTGCGCAGATCGCAGATGAGGTCAGAAAGATGTTTGGAATCAGCAATGCGTACTGCCGCAACTGCACGCACTGGACGGTTGCCGATCAATATGACGGGAAGTACGGTGACTGCGAGTTTGAAAAGCACTGTATGAACCATCGAAGCGAAAGCTGCGAGAAGTTTGAGCAAAGGAAGGAAGCAAAAGAATAATGGACAAGATCGACCTTATCACCGAATACAACACCGTCTTGTCGAAGTACGCCAAACTGTGCGACTTCCTCAAACGTGTGGAGGATGGCAGCTCTCCCATTCACGATGATTACCCTGTGTCCGGCCTGTACGAACAGCAGAAGCAGATGCAGAAAGAGTTGTCCGAACTGAAGACCAGGCTCAAAGCGTTGGGGGTGAAAGTGTGACAGATTCATTTCCTGAGTTCTGTAAAACCTGTATTCATCGTGGAGAAGGTACTGGCGGCGCTCACTGCTTGCCTTGCGAAGTGCGTTATAATGTCGTAACAAAAGAGCCTCGTCCGAGCGAGTATGTAGTGGATTATAAAGTGACAGCAACCCCCATCAAGGACTCCGGCGAACGGACGGTTTTTGCGTCTGGTGCTGTGCGGGATATGCACGAAGGGAAGGGCGATATGGTTTCCGTACCGTGGGAAGCAATCCTCAGACTGTCCCGGCACTATGAGAACGGTGCAAAGAAGTATGAGCGGTGGAATTATCGAAAAGCAGAAGGAATACCCGTTTCTAGCTATCTCGATTCCGCAATGCGGCATCTTGCAAAGTATATGTGCGGGTGTGACGATGAGGATCATTTGTCGGCCTGTGCGTTCAATGTTCTTGGTGCAATGCTTCAAGAAGAATTGCATCCTGAAATGAACGACCTTCCGATGCGAAAAGGCAAAAACAGATTCTGCTACTTTGGAGATGATAAAGATTAGACAATACATTCGCAGACATCCGGGAGACGTAATTTCAAACGGCGCGGTTTTGCTAAAGCGCATTGACAGAAGATTGTGGAAGATTCAATGTGCTTGTGGAAACGTATACGTCAGTCAACCAGCCGGAAATTCAGGACATTGCAGAGAGTGTGGATATAAGCAAAACTCAATCACTCGCACGATACACGGTGAATCTCCAGACACAAAGAAAAACGCTTCTCGCCTTTATGGAATTTGGCTTAACATGAAGCAGAGGTGTACAAATCCGAACCTCGATTTTTACCACATTTATGGAGGTCGTGGGATTACTATCGATCCAGTGTGGAATGATTATCTGGCTTTCAAAGAGTGGGCATTATCACACGGATATACAGATAAGTTATCACTTGATCGAATTAATGTAAATGGCAATTATGAACCGTCGAATTGCCGTTGGGCAACTCAGAAGGAGCAGATGAGAAACACTAGAAGGAACCACTTACTCACGTTCAACGGAGCAACCAGAACAATGGCAGAGTGGTCTGAAATTACTGGAATTTCGTATCACACGTTGAAGCAAAGGATCAATAAGTCGAAGTGGCCTGTAGAAAAAGCATTGACCACTCCTGTTAAAACCTTGCAAGAGAAGGGAGCATGAAAATGACAGAAGCAAAACCCACTACGCCGATCAGAGCAATACGAGCCAAGTGTCTCGACTGCTGCTGCGGTATTCAGTCCGAAGTCCGAAACTGCCCCACGCCGGATTGTCCGCTTTACCCCTACCGCATGGGACACAATCCCGCCAGAAAAGGGCTTGGTGGCAAAATCAGCAATTTCTCCGCTGATAAGGACGGCACAACCGCAGAAGCCGAAGACGCAGAGATGGAATAAGCAAACTACCCAGATAGGCATAGAAGCGACCTAGTGCCGTTTCAGGGCAACAAAAACCACCAGCAGAAAGGAGGTAAACCGTGAAAATCGTTGAAGTAACCGACGCTCATATCATTTTTGATAACGGAAGCAAGATAACCTTCGACCACAAACAAGATTGCTGCGAGATCAACTACGCTGATTTCGAGCAGTTGGATGACGAAGCGAGAGCCTATGACTATGACGAACAAAACATGAAGTTTGAAGCGATAGATGACAGCGGATTTCGCTTCGGTGACAACCGCAGAATGTTCTTTGTCCCGTGCTATTCCGATCAGAACGGGTATTATAGCTCAAACATAGACATCTACTACAACGGAAAACAAGTACTTAACTTCTTCGCAGAAGAAATAATTAGCTAATTCAAGGCAACAAAAAAAGGCCGAGAGGAACTTAATCCTCCCGGCCTGTTTTCTTCCTCTGTGCGTACACTTCCAAGAAATGCTTGCCCACTTTCTCTGGGTCATAATCATACGCTCTGATTATCATTCGCAAAACATCCGTTGACAGAAGTTGCCCGGAACGTTCTGCTTCCTTTAACCGTTGATAGTCGCGGTATTCTGCATCGGTGATTCTCACGGTAGTTACATCCTAATCAGACTCAGATACGGAGCCATGCCCTTTGCGTCTAGCTCCAGGAGTTCACGGGAGCCGTCGCTATACTCCACCAGAAGGGCATACATGGTGCTGTTTACCGTTGCCAGTACCCTTGTGTTTTCCGCAGTTCTGATGCCGAGAACGACTGCCTTTGTCGGTGTCCTGCTTTTGAAGATTGCCATGTATTGCTCCTTTCCTTACGCCAGTTTGCGCTGCGCTTCGCTGTGATAGAACTCTGCCTTGTTCAGTTTGCTTTCCGCTGTGTGAATCTGATTGTGCAGAGTGACAATTCGCTTCTGATACTTGTCGTGTTCCTTGCTTCCCGGAATCGTTCCGGCCTGAAGAAGCAGAAGGTAGTCAAGCTGGGCTTCCAAATCAGCAAGACGGTCTTTCTGAAAGTCAATGTCGGCAAGGGCCTGACTCGCCGTGAACTGTGCCTTTCTGATCTCAGCCTCATGCCGTTCCAGAATCGCAGCTTGCCGCTCCTGCTCCTTGGCAAGCCGGATGCGCTCCGCTTCGGCCTTGCGGTTGATCTCGTCCTGCCGCTTCTGCCACTCAATCCGGCGCTTCTCCGCTTCGATTCGCTCCTTGACTTCCAGTTTGTTGCGCTCGATCTGGGCCTTGATTTCCTCTCGCTGCCGAGCCTGTTCAGCACGGAGCGCCGCCTGTTCTTCCTGAATGCGCTGCCGTTCTTCTTCCTGCTTCCGCTCTTTGCTCTCCGCAGAAAGTTTGCTGATAATCTTGTACACGCAGAAAATGATGCCAATGATAATGATGGTCTTCATTGTTTCTCTCTTTCTCCCGGTCACTCTTCCGGGAACGCATCTTCTCCGTATTTTGCGGACATATAGATGGAATGTGCGATCTCAACAGTTTGCGGATTGTAAGGACGGCGGAATATCTCTTTTCCAGAACCGTCGATTACATAGACATCTCCGGTTTTGCGGTCTCTGCGAATATCTGCTTTGACGTTCACTCTGTTATGGTTCATTCTCGATTTTCCTTTCTCCCGGTCACTCTGCCGGGTGGTTCGTCATGTATTCGCGCAAGGCTTGCTTGATTACTGTTGCGGCAGGAACAGTCTGCCTTTGCAGAAAGTCATACAGATCCCGCTCTGTGTTAATCATTACTCGAACTCCGTAAACCTTGCTATTATCTCTCATCCAATCAGACTTAGCTTTTGACTGTTTCTTGGATTCAATAGGCATATTCATACTTAGTCCTTTCCTGAAACGTTACGTTAATCGTAACACAATCAGTGCAGAAATACAATATATAATTTTCCCTTTTCAATTTGGGATGGGGCTTTATTGGTAAAACCCCTCAGAAAACCTTAATTGTATGATTCTTGCAGCAGATGGGCCAGTACGGAACGCATATCGGCATATTCAGCCAGCTTCCGTTTGTGCCAGCCGCAATCATACCAGCGGTAATACACCTTGTACTCGTTGCACTTTGCCATATAGTCCCGTATGCAGATGATTTGCCGCCCATCGTCCAGGAACAGATCAAGAACTTTCATTGTGCGCTTCATGCCGTTTCCCTCCTGATAACCATTTCAATCCATTCCGTAATAGCCTTGTCCTTCAAAATGGATTCCTTTTCGTAATCGTTAAGGTCGTGCTGCTTCGCTAGTGCTTCTCCCTTCCGCTTGTGCCATTCCGCAGAAAGACGCAAACGCTCAATCAGGGCATTGTATGTTTTTTCCATGATTCTATCTCCCTTTTCTAAATTTGCAGCTTTCGCCGCTGGAATAGGGCTTGCTTAACGGGGCAAACCCTTTAGAAACCCGTCAGAAAGAAACCGCATCTTTGATTGTGTAGTATAGGTGATTGCTTCCGACAGAACGCAGTGCAGATTCCGCATTGTTCATCGCATCGCAGAAAGCCTTGTATGCATCTTCCGCAACGACAATATCACTGTTCAGCTGTTCGAGATATTCACTAACACGAGAAACGTGTTTTGCGACAGCTTCACGCAGTTCATCGGCGGTTTTAGGGCAGGTTTGACGCACAAACTGTTCCCTATATGCAGAACGTCGCGGATCGCCTTTTGGCAGTTCATCCAAATACCAGTAGGCCGAAATAAAATCACTCTGATACTTGTGATCGCAGCAATAGTAAACGAAAAGATACGGATGGTCAGAATCGGCAGGGCAGGAAACCTTGTCATACTTTGCGCCGGAAATGGCCTTGCCGATTTGTGCAAATTCACTTCCGTCTTTTTTCTTGGCAATAGAAACAGCTTTCCAGGCAGAAAGCCTTGCTTCTTCCATCGCCTTGTCACTACGCAGCTTATTCATTACTTCTTCGCAGCTTTTGAAATACATGATATTATTCCCCTTTTCATAGTATTATGGGATTTCTCCCATGGGATCGGGCTTGTTAGGCACAAACCCGGCAGAAAGCCACTAATAGCGATACCAAACAATGAAATGTGCCGTATCAGTAGAACTTGAAGATTGCCAGGGAGTATAATGCGCTGGATAGTGTTTCCGGCAATACTGCGTTGCGCTTTTGTCCAGGCTTTTACACTTCTCCCTTGCTTCTTCCTCCGTAGAACAGAAACAGAAAGCTAATTGAAGTCTACGCATAATCAAATCTCCCTTGTCATATTGTCAGTATCAGAATTATAGGAATAGCAGAACATACCGATATTGCCATTGTAGCCGGAAACTTGCAGAACAACCTTCTGATCGTCCAGCGTATTGACAACCGTTACTCCGTTTATTCCCTTGATTTTGCGCAGCTTGTCATAGCCTGAATAGGCAGAAAGCATAGTTTCATTCCAGATTGTATCCTTCACTTTGATTGTACCTATTCCATACTGCATCTTGCGTTCTTCCAGGACATTAACATGATACATTTTCATAATCTTTCCCCTTTTCCATAAATTCAGGTATTTCTACCTTGGAATAGGGCTTTTTTACAGAAAACCCTTTAGAAAACTGTTAGGCAGAACAGGTTATGCAGCTTCAAAGTCAATCCGCACTTCTTCCGTAATTTCTACCCAAAGCTCGATATATTCTTCACGCCAGGAAATGTTATAATGACGATCTTCAAAACCTGTTTTGGCAGTCAGAACATATCCCACTTGTACACTTTTCCCCTCTTTGCTTTCACGGTACATTGCGCTTTTCCGTTTCATAGCATTGTCAGAAATGCTTATGTACTGTTCCTCTACCTTTTCACGGTATGCAGAAAGAGCTTCTTTGACAGAATCGGCAGAAATAATCATATCCTTGACAATATCACGATCAATCCACCACTTGTCGCAATTATATTCTTTCATGGTAGTAACAGTATGGAAACGATAGTTTTTCATTGTGACAAATTCCCCTTTTCAAATTATTTCGGATTGCAGAAAGCATCCGTCAAAACGCATTGGCAGAAAGTGTATATTGCAGAAAGCAATTACAATAAATCCGTCAATGCGCTTTAGCTGAGACTTTCAATTTGCAGAAACTTCTTCGCCAGGAATAAGCCAAACCATATAGCTAGACTTTCCCTGTTTTCCGAAAGATACCCGCATAGCATAACGATCCGCCAGGTATGCAGAAGGAAAAGACTTCCAAAACCAGAAAGCCGGAAGATCATTCTTCCAATTCTTCACGCCAAACTTATACTTTTTCATGTGATACAATCCTCTTTTCATAATTTTTCGGATAAACTATCCGTGTATACCGTCAAACCGTTTCCAGCTTGACGGCATAGGCTGATAGTTTACGCTTCAATCATGCTTTTGTCGTTTCTGATATACGTTTTCAGAAATTCGCAAGGCGTTGTTTTGAAAATTGCAGAAATGATCCATGCTAATTCTCTTAGATTGCACTTGTTTGCAGAACTTCCATAATGTGTCCAGTGAATAAGGCCAAAACTAGCAGAAAGCACGGTTGAAAAGTATGGAAATCTATACGGTTTGTTTTCGTAGTTATTCCATACCATATCCATGCCAAAACTATACCCGGCTTTCAGGCTTTCCATGATTTCACGCAAAGCAATATTATTTTCCATTGTGATTTCCCCTTTTCGTTATTATTCAAGCTGTTAGGCTTGATACATAGCCTATATTTGTTTTATTGGTATAGGCTATCTATCAAACCTGCAAACCGTTTCCGGCTTGCAAGCTTGATTGAAAAGGGAAAAGGGAAATATCACTTTCGCCAATTTCCATACTTTCTAGCGCAAGCCGCGCAAGGGTAATTTGTACTTAGCACAAGTGCTGATCTCATTTCGCCTTGCTTGCCTTGTCTTGGATTTTTGGCAATGGCCTATGTTCAATTGTCAAAGTGCAATACAAGGGAAAACCTTGTTGCTTGCTTTCACGCTGCAATCGTGATCTTGGCTTTTTCCGGCTAAGCTCTAACCTTGCCTTGTCCAGCTTGGCGCGCTAAATGCGTTCGCTTATCCGCTTGGACAAGCCTATATTACGTCAAACGTATGAGAATTGCAAGTGAAAAATTACGTTTTCCGTATGTTTGTAGGAACTAACAAATACGGCAAACGTAAATTGTACACCTTGCACAATTCCAGGAAATTCGCTGTTTTTCGCCTTTTCTGAATAAGGGATAACAATACGTTTAACGTGCTACAATGGCCCACAATGGCCTACAATCGTTTTTACCATTGTCATAGTGTATCTACCTTGTTTTGCTTGTCTGCGCTTGTAGCGCATTCTATGGCCTTGTGCGTGATCTTGGCGTTTGTCACTTGTCGCAAGCCTTGCTTTTGTTCTGTTCCGTGTTTGGCTTTCGCCTTGCTTGTTACCTTGTGCCAAAACTTGAAAATTTCGCAATCCTGGACACGCTGCGAAACTACTAATATAGCAAGCTATGCATTAGGCTAGTTCTTCTGTCCCTATACCTATTTATAATAACTGTGAGTTTCGCGCTTTAGTGTGGTAAAGCGCCCCGGCTGTTTTTGGGGAATGGGAATGGTTGACACATTATGCGACATTATGTAAACTGAATAAAAAGGTACCTGAAAATAAGGTGCCTGAATAAATAGTAACAAACAATGATGGATATTTTACATAGCATTGCCAAAACCTGGGAAAATACGGAACGTAATCAGCATTTCCCCCTTTTCCGGCTGATCTTGGCATGAAAATGGGTGGTACATTGGACATAACATTTATTTTGTGCAAAGTAGGCGCTGCGGGTGATTACTGATAGTATACCCTGGGGGGATTTGGGCATCCCCGGCTTGGGCAGGTGACCTGTCTCAGCACCGACAGCCCCAAATTATTGTCATACAAAAAGACATTGACAGGCTGGCGGTGCGTCGGATATACTCAGAAAGAGGGGAAGAAGCGGGAACGATACTCGAAAAGAGAGAGTTGCGTAGCTGGGTAGGGTGGTATAGTATGCCGAGGACGGGTAGGCCGAGGGTTCCGAATCCGAAAAGCGAGAGGCATTGCGTTCGGTTTGAAGCGGAGATGGAGGGGGAAGTGCAGGAATATTGTGTCCGGCATGGGATAACTGTTACGGAAGCGATCAGGCGCGGGTTAGAGATGTTGTTGGACTACGAGAAGTGGGAGATGGAGAGTGGCGAAAATGGGTGATGTCAAAATCGCGCCGCAGGAAAAAAAGGGACTAACCCGCACGGAACGGACGTTACGGGGAATCTATCAGTACATTGAGAAGCATCCGATGGACGCTGCGGCTTATAGCGATGCGTTCAATGCGATAAGGAATATCGGGCTTGAACGGGCGACGAAGAATGATACATCCGGCCTGGAAGATGGGGCTTCGACACGAGCCGAGGTGGATTTGGTGCTGACGGGTGAGCTTAAACGCACACTTCGGCATGGGGTAGCACAGGCCAGGGAAACTGCCGATGTAGGCTTTATGGAACAGGCCAACGAATTGCAGCGGAAGATTCTGTGCTTTGAGGGCCGGGAGAGTTTTGACAGTTTCATGTTGTACAACGAGATCAACAGGCCGTTCGAGAAGCAGTTCTGGCTACCGCGACGGAAGATATTGCTGCCGATATGCCACGACCTTGAAGCGCTGGAACGTGGCGAGATTGACGAACTGAGCATATCGCTTCCACCCCGTACAGGAAAAACGGCACTTGTCGAGATGTTTACGGTCTGGATTATGCTCAGACACCCGGAATTGAGCAATCTGTACTGCACCTACTCCGACACGGTTGCAAAGACCTTTTACGAAGCGCTTATTGAGATATTTACAGATCCGGCTACATACGCATGGAGCGACGTATTCCCGGAGCGGACATTTGCGAACAAGGATTCAAAGGACTTACGGATTGATATTGACAAGAGGAAGCATTATTCGTCTCTGACGGCACGGAGCCTTTACGGTTCGCTGAACGGCACTTGCGATGCGTCTGGGTATCAGATCATGGATGACCCTCACTCCGGCATAGAGGAAGCGTTGAACCGCAACCGACTGGACACGGCATGGAAGCACGTTGAGAACGACTTCATGACGAGGCAATCCGTAGAGAAGATCAAGCGTCTCTGGATAGGAACCAGGTGGAGTCTTTACGACGTGATTTCGCGGCGCATCGACGCATTGACAAACGACCCGGAATTTGCGGGTGTGGTTTTCAAGGAAATCAGCATCCCGGCGCTAGACCCAGAAACGGACGAAAGCAACTTTGATTATCTGTACGGAAAAGGAAAATCGACGCAGAGCTTCCGTCAGATTCGATCTTCCTTTGAACGGAACAACGATTCGGCAAGCTGGCTGGCACAGTTCCAGCAGCAACCCGTGGAGAGAGCTGGGGCGCTGTTTGACCCAGGCGATTTGCGGTACTACAACGGCGTACTTCCCGAAGCGGAGCCGGACAGAATATTCCTGTGGGTGGATGCTGCTTACGGTGGAGGCGACTTTTGCGCTGGCCCTGTCTGCTTCCAATACGATGATGACCTTTTTGTTCACGATGTACTCTATACGGACGGCGATAAGCGTATCAGTCAGCCGGAGATCGTCAACCTCGCCAAGAAATACAAAATCGCCGCCATTACCATCGAATCGACGAAAATGACAGCGAGTTATGCGGATGACGTGGATAGGATGCTGAAAGAAGCAGGTATCAGGGTTAATCTGATGAAAAAGCCAGCGCCTACGAACAAGAGCAAGGAACAACGCATATTTGATTATGCCCCTGACATTCGGGAACGCATGGTGTTCCGTTCTGATGGGAACCGCAGCAAGAACTACGTACTGTTCATGCAAAACGTGTACTCATTTACCATGACGGGAAAAAATACACACGATGACGCGCCTGATAGTTTGGCTGGCGCAATCAGCATGGCATTTTTCTCAAAACCTAATACAGTTGAAATATTTAGAAGTCCATTAAGATGAACAAAACATATACTTGACACGTACACATAAAGTGCTATAATAGTGTCAAGGAGGTATTGCTGTGGCAAAACAAATTGAAAACACGGAGAGAATAAGCACGTTCATTACAAAGGAACTCCTTGACAAACTGAAGCGAAAAGCTGAAAGCAAAGGAATGTCTGTCAGCGGCTACATTCGTATGCTGATAATCGAAGCGACAAAAGAATAAGGCAACCGGGAGGCCGTGGAAAGTCAGCCCGATTGCCTTGCAAAACCACTCCCACAAAGGGGCGGTATGTTTTATTATACCGTTCCTTCGTGCGAAATGCAAGGAGGAAATATGGAAGTCAACAGCAAATCAAAGTATCGGCACAAGATCAGCGAAAACAAGAGGCTATATTCTACTCTACAGACTATGAAAGCGCGTTGTATGAGGAAAACCCACGGAAGGTACAAGAATTATGGGGCGCGTGGAATCAAAGTGTGCGAAGAATGGACTAATCCAGCAGACGGATTCGACGTGTTTGCTGATTGGGCGTTATCACACGGTTACACAGATGAAATGACTATCGAGCGGATTGACGTTAATGGGGACTATTGCCCAGAAAATTGCAAGTGGATTCCGTATAGGGAACAGGCGAGGAATAAAGTAAAGACATTTCGGGTAGAGTACAAAGGGGAAACTGTGTCACTGGTGGAATTGTGCGAACGCTACGGCCTTAACTATCAAACTATGCACGACAGGCTTACTGAACGTGGCATGACAGTTGAAGAAGCGGTAGAGAAGCCAATAAGGGAGAACGTGACCGAGTTTGCGAGAAAATGCCATGAGCATAACATACCAATCAAGATCGTGAAGGACAGAATCAGAAAACTTGGCTGGGACGAAGAACGTGCGCTGACAACACCACCAAGAGTATGCAAAAGAAAACCAAAGAATTAGGCCGCACAAAAGCCCGTTTATATGATTTGCAACAATATCGCAAAACTTTTGTAACAAAAGTAAAGGTAAACACCTTGACAGGGACTACATATTGTGGTATAATGTATGCGTGGAACTAGATGCGATGGTGAGTTTTCCATGAGGACGTAAAGATAATTGGAAATCGCCTGGTCTCCAAAACCATGGTACGAGGGTTCGATTCCTTCCGGCCTTGCCAGTTATGGGGTATCTATGCCGAAACGAGAAATATCACTATCACCGAAAGCGGTTCAGACAATCAACGAACTGCTTACAAGCGGTGCGAGGGCGCAGATAGACTACGATCCTCGCACGGGGGAGCTGAAAATCTATGAGGTTCCCCGAATGAAAACGAAATACAAGGTGGTTGTCGCCGCTGGGTGACGATGACAGTCTGATTGGGACTAGCTGCTTACGAATTGTAGGCGGTTAGTCCCTTTTTTTATTTATCATCGGAGGTGAGTGCGTGAGCGAAGAAGAAGTCCGTGTTCGAGGGATAAAGAACAATAACGAAAGCAACACGTTCAGCGTCATGCCCCCGATGTCTTTGCACGGCAGACGGCAAATATTGACGGATGTGCCGGAAGTGAACGCCAGCAACGTGGTTGAAGTGCTGAACAAGGCACTTAACGTCCACGCCCGGAACAGGTCAGAGGAAGTGTACCTGGAGAAGTACCTGCGCGGCATCCAGCCCATCATTGACCGGGTGAAAGTGTACCACCAGGAGATATGCAATCGGGTCGTGGTGAACGTGGCGAATCAGATTGTGACGTTCAAGACTGCTGAGTTTGCTGGGGAGCCTATCCAGTATATTTCCCGTGGAAGCAAAAAAAGCGTTCCGAAAAAGGTGGAAACGCTCAATTCGCTTATGCTGTCCGAGGGCAAGCAGTCAAAGGATATGCAGCTTGCCTACAATATGTTCACCTACGGAGTGGGCTATCGACTCGTCCTTAACGATAAGGCCGGGAGCGAAGAACTGTACGACGAAGCTCCGTTTGAGATTTACATTCCTGACCCTCGCAACACGTTTGTTATCCGTCTGAATGACGTGTCGAAGCGTGTCGTAG